TAAACACAGAATTATAAATTGAAAATAAAAATTTTCAATTAGAACGATATAAATGTTACGATTCATCTCTTTTAAGAGTAAACAATTTATATTCCTAATCTCTCTTTATTCCAAATCAATTAAAACAAAAAGATATCTCTCTCAATTACAAACAAAAGTAAATACAAACAACGATTGCGTTGAATATAGTATACATCATAAAATACATAGAGAAGAAAAAGAATTAAATCGTATTTTACCGGCTAGTATAAAAAGTGATGGAGCTCAGTTTTGGTACAAGAACGGTAAACGACATAGGAATGAAAGGGATGAGAAAGGTAGAGTTTTACCTTCTATTGTATGGAATAGCGGAGGTCAGGCATGGTACAAGAACGGTAAAGAACATAGAGATGACAGAGACGAAAACGGTAAAATTTTACCATCGACAGAATTCTCGTGGGGTACGAGATCATGGTGTGAAAATGGAATATTATTAGAACATCGGGAAATGGTTCCAACCTAGTTCTTCAAAACAAGCTTTTGTAATTTCATCGTGAAACGTTTGACGTTCAACGGTCTTTAACATTACAAAATCTTCTCTTTTACATGGATGTTTATATCTTCTCAGGAATTGATATAATACATACTGAGTATTGATAAAGTTTGTTCTAGAAATCTTGTTTCTAAATTTTTTATCGTACGTATCAATTAATAAATCAAAATCGTTTAGCAATTTGTCTTCCAAGTATGAAATATCATCCGGCTTAACTCCTGTTATAACATAATGAATCAAATTTATATTTTCATAATGCTTTGTATAACCTAAATCTTTCAAAAACATTGCAATATGTTCTTTGGTTATTCTACGAAATCGCGCACTTCTTTCAGTATTCTTATCTCCTATCAGTAAATGATGGCGATCAAACTGTTCTTCCAGATCAGTATAAACTTTGTTGTCAATAGTAGAATTTTGTTTACCTTGATATTGATTAATACAATCACGAAAATGAACCTTTCTATCGTATGAATACTTTGAACTCATATTGACACGGTCCATATCTCTATAAGACATTATGTTTTGTGTATTTTCATATTGAATACCGCATTCCTTGCAAATGAAAATATTTTCTTCCATCATTTCAAAGCTATTTTTATTGCCACATTTACATACCAATACTGTTTTTTTGTACTCCTGTTCTATGTATATATCGTAATATTTTTGGGCAATATTCAAATATTCCTTGACAATCTCCTCTCTTTCTTTTTTGTTATTTTCATCTACTTTTACACTTCCAAAGAAAGATATTTTTACTGGCTTTTTTAATAATAATTTATATTTTTCCAATACAATTGCAGTCTCAGAAAAATAGAAATTTTCATCAGATTTAGTTTCTATACGTTTTACTGTTTCCTTTAATTTACGAATTCTATCGTATATTTCGTTTCTAACTCTCAGATTAGAATTTGAATTGGATTGTTTATTAGTTGTTTCCAATTCAATTAATATTCGTTTATATTCTTCAATCTTCTTTATCTCCTCTTCAAACATTTTTCTTATTTTCGAATCAATATCTAAAATATCAACTTCAGTTCCCATATTTGTGTCTTATCTTTTAGAACTTTTAGACAAAAAAAAGAAAATATTTCTTGCATAATATAAAACATGTCGATTACTACCTCTAACGTAACCTCCGGTTTCATTGATCTTGCTACTTTTGATGAAGCTGAGAAATATCTATACGGTGGCCCTGATGCTACTGCCTATTTTGTTCGCGAAACTCGCAAGTCTACCTGGTTCACCCAGGTCCCCGTCGTACTTTCTCGTGCGGCTGGTAGCGCTGCGTTCGGTCAGGACTGGTCTGTCTCGATTTCTCGTGCTGGAGATTACCTCCTTGCTACGTGGCTTCGTGTGGCTTTCCCCGCTGTTGACTTACTCACCCTCTCCGGTACTACTTTTGGTACCAACTCTAGAATCAGATGGACCAGAAACATTATGCACAATCTTGTCAAAGAGTGTTCTATCACTTTTAACGATTTGGTTGCTGCTCGGTTCGATAGCTATTTCCTTGATTTCTGGGCTGCATTCACTACTCCCGCTGGCAAGCGTAACGGTTATCTCAACATGATTGGAGACGTTTCGGATCTGACCGATCCCAATACTTCTCTTCCTGCTGCTACTCTCAATCTTCCCCTTCCCCTATTTTACTCGCGTGATAGCGGTGTTGCTCTTCCGACTGCGGCTCTACCGTATAACGATATGCGCATCAACTTTACGTTCCGCGAGTGGAATGAACTCCTCATCCTTGACGATGGTGAAACCGATGCTGAAATCAACGCTGCTCTGGCTATTCCTTCTGCTAGTCAGGCTCCTGTTGTTGGTACTGATATCACTGCTGCTCCTTCTCTTGGAACTGTTCAGGTTTGGGCCAACTATGCTATTGTATCTAACGACGAGCGTAAGCGTATGGGTTGTGCTCCTCGCGATATTCTCATCGAACAGGTTCAGACCGCTCCTCGCCAGACTTACAATCCTTCGCAAAATACTCAGCCTCAGTACGACATCCGCTTCTCTCACTCGGTTAAAGTTCTTTTCTTTGCTGTAAGAAATAAGACGGTTTCCAACGATTGGTCCAACTATACCACGTCTACCAACGTACCGGTTGTGAACGCTTCTACCGCTACCCTGGTTAACAACGGTTCAGATCCGATTGTGTCGACTACGCTTACGTACGAAAATACTCAGCGTTTGGCTAGTATGGGTTCGGATTATTATTCGCTAATTAATCCTTGGTATCATGCTCCGGTTATCCCGGTTGAGACTGGTTTCCACATGTATTCGTACTCGCTGGATTTCATCTGTCTCGACCCTAAGGGTTCTACCAACTACGGTAAACTTACCAACGTCAGCATTATTCCTGAGGCTTCGTCTGCGGCTATTACTGGCTCGAGCGGCGCAGCTGTAACTAGCTACGATTCGTGGGCCCTATTTTACCAGTCTGGTATCGCTAGAGCCCAGACTTATGAGTTCCTCACGGTTTGCGTGAACAATAATATAATCCGGATTTCTGCCTAAGATGGTTCGGAAAAGGTAGCTGCTTGTATAAACAAGATAAACAGTTTTCTACCTAGTCGCTATATGCGGCAAAACACCTTGATGCGGGAACCTCTCCAAAAACAACATCTACTATTCAATATATGAAAATATATTGGAAATCCAGGGTAACGACCTCGGACACAGTAATAACGATGTTGACATGAAGACAATCCGCAGACTTACTTCCTAAACTCGCAATGGTAGAGCATGGAAGGGTCTCAGAGACTGAACGGGTGTTGGTGTTCTATGATGATTTAACCAATCTGAGAATGCTTAAGATACAGTCCATTCCCACATGAGAATGTGATTATCCTTAGTCGGATAATAAGCAATGAATCAAGAAGGAAATGTCTTGAAAAGCTTGGTATCAAAGATCTGGTGGCGCATTGGGTTTGAACGGGAGACCCAAACAGGCGAATGCGGGAAAAGTTCCAATTTTACTTTTTCCGGTAAACATTGTAAAAATTGGCATACTAGTAGCTATAGTATGTATATAATCGTCTAGTCCTTGTAAAAGGGCAAAATGATCGAAATGCGGGAAGTCCGTAAAACAAATACTACTTCTCTATGAATGGAAACATCATAGATACCCAGGTTAATTGCCTCGGGAATAGTAAAAATGTATTTGATGAACAAATTAGTTTGTGAAATCGGTAATCCGCAGGGAAGATTCTAAAGCGATATAATCGCCATGAATAACCCTCATCGACTCGGTGGTCGTTGGTCATTCTTTAAGAATGGCTTAAGGTAGAGTCAGGCCTATGGTGAAAGCTATAGGGTTACAGTTCTGTCCCGGTTCTGTAAAATACTTGGTCCTTGCAAGTATTTACTTTTTATATTCATTGTTGAATATAAAATTGAATTATCTCTTATATACTTATTTTAAATCTAATGGTTGATAAATATTATAATTATATATATTCTTGTTATGAATATAACAAGAATATATAAATCTCCGAAAAAAATATTTAAAAAAAAAAAGTAAAACAATATTAAGAGCAATAAAATACAAAATTAATAAAATA